TATCTGGCATCGGGCTACGGCCCGGCCATTACTTTCACCGGCGCGACGAATGCTGAGCACGCGGTGATCACCGTTAGCGCCGCAGACGATATAGCGGTCGGCGATATCGTTCACGTGAACTGCAACTGGTCGGGTATTGATAACGTTATCGCGAAAATCGACGCGATTGCGGAGAATGCTGTCACTCTTCGCAACATCAACACCACCAACAAAAACAAATACGCGGCTGGTGGCGGTTCCGGCTCTATTCGCAAAATCGAAGAATGGACCGAGCTGCCACAAATCACTGAGGTATCGAAATCTGGTGGTGATCAGAACACCACGCAGATTCAGTTCCTCAGCGATGATCGCCAGCGCAACCTGAATACCTATAAATCCGCTGTCTCTCAGACTTACTCGATCGCTCACGACTCAACTCTCCCGGTTTATCCTCTGCTGCGCCAGCTGGACGAAGACGAAGAGACCGTGGCGGCTTACATGTACGTGCCGAAGGCGAAGGAGAACCGTTACTGGGCGGCCACGGCATCTTTTGACGACACGCCGACCACGGCGGTGAACGAAGTCGAAACGGTAAGCGTCGTGCTGAACCTGCAATCGCCAGCGATGACGTTCTACAAAATCACAGGCGCCGCGGCATAAGCCGGGCATAACGATAATCTGAGCCTCCTCCATGGAGGCTTTCTTTCACTAAGAGGCAACGATGGCGACTAAATTCACCCTTCAGCCCAAACCTACTTTCAAGGCCAACGTCTCGATCCCGCGCGCTGGCGATGAGGATGGCGTGCTGACGTTCACATTCAATCACAAGCCACTTAAGGAACTGGCTGACCTGGAAAAACTCGAAGGCAAAACCGCCACTGATTTTCTGATGGAAATCATTTCAGGTTGGGCACTTCCCGATGCATTCAACGCGGAAAACCTGTCGGTGCTGCTGGAAAACTATCCGGCGGCAATGAAGACAATCCCAGAAACCTACTACCGCGAGCTGATGGGGCAGCGCGAAAAAAACTGATAGCGGTTGCCTCTGCGTTCTATACGCCTGAACCCACAGCGGCAGACCTGGCACCTTACGGGCTTACGCCGGATGACTATGACGATAATTTCGTAGATGTCTGGCCCGATATCTGGCCTTCATTCCTGGTGTTTCAGGCCGTCAGCACGCAATGGCGCACGGGCATGGGAGGTGCATCAGGGCTTGATTACAACGTGCTGCCCTGGGTAATGCGCCTGCACCACGTCGAGGACGAGGCGACCGCGCTTTCGGACATCCGAATCATGGAGAGCGCCGCACTAAAAGTTATGCATAAAGCGAGGGCGGAATGAGTAACGATATCGCCACGATTTCCCTGCGCGTAAATACCAGTGAGCTGGAGCGCGGTAACCAGGCACTGGATCGCTTTCAGGAGACCGCGTCCGCCGCGGCAGGTAAAGCGGATGACCTGAACAGCACGTTCCGCACCGGTATCGATAACCAAAAGAAAAACAGCGAAAGCCTGAAGCAGCAGCGTCAGGAACTGCAAAACCTGCTGAATAAAATCAGCCCGGTAAACAAGGCGCTGGATGAACTGGACACGATCCAGGAAAGCCTGGCGAAGTTTCGCGGCAAAGGGCTGGTAGGTGATGAAGACTTTACTCGCTACAACAGCGTGCTTGAGACGACCCGAGCTAAACTGGCGCAGGTCATGGAGTCTGAGACCGCAGAGGGGCGGGCTCGCATTGAACAGGCACAGGCAGCGCAGCGTGCAGCTGCGGCGGGCAAAACTTTTATCGATTCGCTGGAGGAGCAGGTCACAGCAATCGGAAAAACGCGCGCAGAACTGTTAGAGCTAAAAGCTGCCCAACTCGGCGTATCCGATCGTGCTGCACCAATGATCGCAAAGCTGAAAGAGCAGGAGGAGGCGTGGAAGTCTGGGGCTATCAGCGCGGGGCAATACCGCAATGCTATGCGTTATCTCCCGATGCAAATGACCGATATTGTGACTTCACTGGCTTCCGGTATGCCGGTTTATATAGTTGCTATTCAGCAGGGCGGTCAGCTCCGTGACTCGTTTGGCGGTGTAGGCAATGCTCTGAAAGCGATGTTGTCGATGGTGACTCCTGCCCGAGTGGCAATTGGCGGCCTGGCCGGTGCTGTACTGATTGCGGCCAAAGCGGGATCGGACTACTTCACCGCCTACGACGAAATCAACAAAGCCATTATCAGGACTGGCAACATTGCCGGCACGTCAGCGCTCCAGATCATGGCTTCCTCCCAGTCTATTGCTGCCTCTACTGGCGCTACTGTAGGAACCGTTCAGAGTTTGATGACTGAGCTGGTTGGCATGGGATCGCTGACACAGCAGCAACTTGAAAAAGCAGCGGGCTCCACGGCGTTGGCGGTTCAGACCGGTATAGTCTCGGCGCAGGACATCACCAAAGCCTATAAGGACATCGAAAAAGACCCTGTTAAAGCGCTGCAGAGTCTCAACGAACAATATAATTTCCTGACCGTTTCACAACTTAAGCATGTTGACGATCTGATAAAGCAAAAGGACCAGACCGCGGCCGTTACGCAGGCTATGGACCTGTTTGGCGATACGATGGCAAAACGTGGAGAACAGGCTTACGACTCGCTGACACCGTTTGGTCGCCTGTGGCTGGATATCAAGGGCTGGGCGTCTGAGGCCATGCAGAGTATCGGTCAGTGGGTAGCTGAGCTGGCATCAAACACACTGAAGGAATTCAACGCAATTTATTACAGCGTTGCGATCGTTTTCCAGAAGCTGAACCAGATTATTTCTTCCTCTATCGCTGCTGCGATTAATCTCGTCCCCGACTGGGCGAAAACAGATACTTTGCAGGGATGGCAGGACTACAACGAACAAATGGCCGGCGCATATGGTGACAGCGTCTCTCAGCTGAAAAAAGACTGGGATGCGGCTGATATCAGTGCAGGTAAATACCTCGATACGACCAGAAAGATAAGTACCGCGACCACCCAGAAGGATCGGGAAGGAGTCGCTGCTTTTGGTAAAAAGACGAAAACCGGAAAGCAGGGCACTTTATCGGCTGGCGATCGCAGCACGGATGCTGCCCAGGCCGAATTACTGGCGCTTCAGGCACAGTTACGCGCGCTGCAGCAGCATAAAGGGCTGAACGACACTATCAGCCAGCAGCGCAAAGATCTGTGGACGACTGAAGCGAAATTTCAGATGCTGGAGGAGGCCTCGCGTTCACGTTCACTGACAAAGCAGGAGAAATCCCTGCTGGCGAGTAAAGACCAGGTGCTTCAATTGGCACGGCAGAAAGCCCTGTTAGGTGATCAGATTACCGCACAGGAACAGCTGAACAAGCGAATGGATACCTCGCAGAAATACGTCACTCAGATGGCAGAGAAGCAGGCTGCATTAGTGAACGGTGCCGGGATGAGTGACCGTCAGGCACAACGTGAGCTGGCAAAGAGCCAGGTTTCCTCTGGCTGGATCAACTCCGGCGGCACGCTTGACGACGAGGGCTATCAGAAGCAGCTTAAAGCGGCGAATGATTACTATGATGCAGAGGACAGGTTGCGTGGAGACTGGTTGACCGGCGCGAAAAAAGGGTGGGCAGAATTTGAGGACAGCGCGACCGATGTTTACTCGCAGGTTCAGACGATTACCAGCAATGCTTTCACCGGGATGGCCAGCACCCTGACTGATTTCTTCATCACCGGTAAATCTAACTTCTCAGATTTCCTGTCTACCTTCCTGAAGGGCATCGCCCAGATGCTGACGCAACTGGCTCTGGTTAATGGAATGAAGTCAGCCTTTGGTGGAACGGGTATCGGTGCCTTCTTTGGTTTCGCTGGTGGCGGTCTGGTTCCGGGATTCGATAGCGGTGGCTACACCGGTGATGGTGGTAAGTACCAACCGAAAGGTGTTGTTCATGGTGGTGAGTTTGTATTTACGAAGGAAGCGACCAGTGCATTGGGTGTGGGCAATCTCTATGCGCTTATGCGTGGAGCTCAGGGGTATGCAAACGGCGGCTATGTTGGCCACGCCCCGATGTATGGGTTGCAATCTTCGGCAACTGGCGGCGTAACCGTTCAAACGTCCGTGGTCGTTCATAACCAGAACACTCAGCAGCAGGCATCTGGTAACAACGATGCTATTTCTCGCGCTTACAAACAGACCATCGAACAATCTGTTCGTGCTGGAATTACGAAGGAGTTGCAACCCGGAAGGTTGATTTGGAACGCTATGAAAAGCCGTTGAAAAACTGATAGCAGTCCCTTGTTTGAGCCTGCTATCACAAGATTAATTATTTACGGGGCAGATACTTATGGGTTGTATATGTTCCACCCTTGTGAGAGGAGCCTTTCCCGTTGGTGTAATGACCACGAGAACCTTTTGCATAAGTGATTGAGGGCGCCACAAGCGCTAAAGAAAGAACTGCAATTAGTAGTGTTTTCATGAGAACTCGCTGTGTAGTGAAATAGTGTAAGAGCCATTCAAATATACGTAATGAATCGACAGTGGGAGACATAAATTCTTTCAGCCACTAATCGAATTAAACCCGCTTCGGCGGTTTTTTTATGCCCGGAGGAAAAGTGACGATCGAAACATTTACCTGGCGAACCCAGATTCAAGCGGGAATGGAAGGGGAGTTCACTTACGCAACACGCTCCGCATCCTTTGGAGACGGATTTGAGCAGATCGTCGGTGAAGGCATCAACCCTGAAAAACAGTCATGGCCGATGACCTTAACGGGGAAAAAAGCTGAGATGCTCAATGCGCTGAGGTTTTGCCGCAAGCACATCACAAAATCCTTTATCTGGACGTCTCCTGTTGGCGAAACCGGTTTATACCGGATTGAAGCTGATTCTATTAATGCCCAGCCGCTTTCCAGCAAAGTGATGACCATAAAAGCAACCTTCAAACAGGCATACGCCCCATGATTACCGAAGATTATCAACGCCTCGAAGCTGGTGAAAAAATACGTCTTCTTGAGGTAGACGGTTCTGCGTTTGGTCTGGACGACGTTCTGCGCTTTCACGCTTATAACCTCCCGCATACAGAAGAAGAGATTATGGCTGCTGGTGGCGACGAATCAAAGTTAAAGGCGAAGAGTATCTGGTGGCAGGGCGAAGAGTATGGTGCATGGCCATATAAGCTCGAGGGACTGGAAGCTTCAACCGATGGCAGTAGCGCCCGGCCGACGCTCACCGTTGCCAACATTGACAGCTCTATCACTGCCCTCTGTCTGACCTATGACGATATGCTGCAGGCCAAAGTTACGATTCATGACACTTTTGCGCATTACCTCGATGCACGCAATTTCCCGGATGGAAATCCAACAGCAGATCCCTTGCAGGTGAGGAAGCGGGTTTTCTATATCGACGGTAAAAATAGCGAGCTTCCCGGTGAAAGTATCGAGTTTGTTCTTACCAGCCCGATGGATCTGCAGGGGTTGATGATCCCGACCAGACAACTGCATTCCCTTTGCACATGGTGCATCCGGAACAAGTACCGCACTGGCGATGGGTGCGATTATGCCGGCACGCTTTACTTCGACAAAAACAACAATCAGGTAAGCGATCCATCATTGGATGAATGCAACGGCACGCTCACCGCCTGCAAGCTTCGGTTTGGTGAACACAATGAACTTCCTTTCGGTGGTTTTCCGGGAACATCTTTGATCAGGAGCTAATATGCGTCAGAAAACGCTTCAGACCATTCTGGCGCATGCTGCGAAAGAATATCCTCGCGAATGCTGTGGTGTGATAGCGCAGAAAAGCCGGGTGGAACGCTATTTCCCATGCCGTAACCTGGCTGCCGAACCAACGGAACAGTTTCACCTTTCGCCAGAGGACTACGCTGCTGCTGAAGATTGGGGGACGATAACGGGAATCGTACATAGTCACCCCGACGCGACGACACAGCCAAGTGAACTGGACAAGGCTCAATGCGATGCAACGTTGCTGCCATGGCATATTGTGAGTTGGCCGGAGGGTGATTTGCGCACTATTACTCCTCGAGGAGAATTACCATTGCTCGGACGCCCGTTTGTGCTGGGTCATTACGATTGCTGGGGACTGGTGATGAGCTATTTCCGGCAGGAGCACGGGATCGAGCTTAATGATTACCGGGTGGATTATCCTTGGTGGGAGAACGACTACCCGGACAACTTCTATCAGGATTGCTGGTACGAGTGTGGATTCCGTGAATTCGAGGGGGCGACGCAGCCTGGTGATATGGTGATCATGCAAGTTCAGGCTAAAAAGTGGAACCATGCCGGCATCTTGCTTGAGGGTAATATGCTTCTGCATCATCTTTACGGTCATTTAAGCCAGCGTGTTCCGTATGGTGGCTACTGGCAGGAAAGGACAATGCTGATTTTACGGCACAACCATTTTTTCACTCATTGTGATCATATCTGAGCAGCGAACACTTTCATTAACTACCAATATCTGTAGGCCTACTAATATGATGAAATGAAAAATGTTAAGATGTTTCTGATTGCAATCAAAGGAAACAATAAATGAAAAAGGTTTTGGCACTAACTTTTGGCGTAATGATGCTTGCTGGGTGTAGCTCGCGTGTAGCAGATCTGACTGTAGCGAGTACAAAAAACTACAATCTGAACTCAAATAACTTTGTAAAAGGCGCTCGCGTTACTGCGGAAGATTCAGCACCTGTAGTAATCTTCCCACTTGGTATCCCAAACGTGAAAACAGCCATCGACCGTGCAATTGAGAAGAACAAATGTTCAGTTGCTCTTTCTGACGTAGTTGTAACCCAATTCAACCATTCTTTCTTGTTTGGTAAGTTTGGATTCATTATTGAAGGTACCGAAGTTATTGACCGCGGTCAGCCGGGCTGTGAAAACGCCAGCTAAGATTCGCTCTGAAAAGAGAGGCCACCTATAGGTGGCTTTTTTTATGGGGAAAACATGACACCTTTAGTCCACCAGTCGATACGAACAATCAAGCTTTATGGAGTTCTTGGTGCTACGTTTGGCCGGGAGTTCAAACTTTCTGTCGCCTCACCAAAAGAAGCCATCCGTGCATTGTGTGTGATCGTCCCGGGCTTCGAGCGCTTTTTGAATTCCAGTAAACAGCGCGGCCTCACCTATGCCGTTTTCAGCGGTAAGCGTAACTTGACCAATGATGAACTCATCATGGATCTTAGTTCAGCTGATATTCGAATTGCGCCAATTATCGTTGGGAGTAAGCGAGGGGGTATTTTCCAGACCATACTCGGCGTAGCACTTGTCGCTGCTGCAATCTGGATGCCTGGAGTCGGTATCGCAGCGAGTAACATTATGTTCCAGATCGGTGGGGCAATGGCCTTGGGCGGCGTTGTGCAGATGCTCTCACCGCAGACCACCGGACTCGCCAGCAAGCAATCAGCGGACAACAAGGCAAGCTATGCCTTTGGTGGCGTGACAAATACGACCGCTCAAGGAAATCCGGTCCCCCTTCTTTACGGCAAGCGCCGCATCGGTGGAGCGATCATCTCCGCCGGTATCTATGTTGAAGATCAGCAGTAAGCATGCTGTAATGGGCTTACTTAATATGGGGTAACTTGAGCTTAGATTCAAAAATGAAAAATATCTACTCTTTTCCTTTGTACTTCCTTATTTTCAGGCATGGCTTTAGCTGAGAACCATTACATACCTCTCCTCTATAATTTATCTACTATGTTTGATTTCAATCCAGTTAAAGGAGCTGTCAAATCCTTAGATACTGATGTTGAAGAAAATGGTAAGGTCACTTATAAAATCGCCATCAGACTAGCTAAGAATGGTTGTGTCGAAAGCTTAGATCTTGATAACGTTTCGTCTGGTCATGAAACAAATCTAAAAAATAGCAATGGAAGTCTTGTTGGCCAGAGAGATGGTAAGCCTTTCTCTATACAACTCGATGAAAAATGTAATATTTTGACTAAAAATGAAAATGGTGACGAGTTGCGATATAGTCTTTACTCGAATGGTTTAATTAAAGATACCTTATATTTGGGTAAGAAAATATCTGAGCATTTTTATGATGATGATTCTAATTTGATACGTTCTGAGTTTTATAGTTCTGGAAAGATCCTATCTAAAAACGACATATCTTATGTTGATAAAGACAGGAAGCCTCTTGATTATAAAATTATAAACACATCAGTTTACTCGGAAGGTTATACAGCAACGAATTCTTGTCATTATAGCGAAAAGCTTGTTCCTGAAATATGTAAAGTAACAATGCAGAGCGCAGGGAATCCTGTGCCGAAGCCAGTATTAATGACAGCGAATACGAAAGTTGAATTCTACTAGATTAAACACATTTCAATAAGCCACCTCCGGGTGGCTTTTTTTATGGGCGCAATATGGCTACAGCAATCGCTATTAAAGGCCGCAAGGGCGGCAGTTCAAGCTCAAGAACTCCTACTGAGCAGCCAGACGATCTGCAGTCAGTAGCCAAGGCAAAAATCCTTCTCGCGTTGGGAGAGGGGGAGTTTGCTGGTGGCCTTACCGCACGCGATATTTATCTCGATGGCACTGCACTTGAAAACGCAGATGGTTCGCAGAACTTCAGCGGTGTAGCGTGGGAGTTTCGTTCTGGAACTCAGGCGCAAAAATACATTCAAGGGATCCCGGGTACCGAAAACGAAATTAACGTGGGTACCGAAGTGTCCAGCACCACCGCATGGACGCGTACTTTTACCAATACCCAGCTCTCTGCGGTTCGTCTGCGTCTAAAATGGCCTTCTCTCTTCAAACAGGAGAACAATGGCGATCTGGTTGGCTATTCGGTCAACTATGCGATTGACCTGCAGACAGATGGCGGCACCTGGCAGACAGTGCTAAATACCAGCGTGACCGGGAAAACCACCTCTGGTTATGAACGCAGCCACCGTATAGATTTACCTCAGGCGGGCAGCACCTGGACCATCAGGCTGCGCAAGATTACAGCTGACGCAAATAGCGCGAAGATTGGTGACACGATGACGCTGCAAAGCTTCACGGAAGTAATCGACGCCAAACTGCGCTATCCGAACACTGCGCTACTGTATATCGAATTTGACTCTAGCCAGTTCAATGGCTCAATTCCGCAAATTTCCTGCGAGCCTCGCGGGCGTGTTATTCGTGTGCCCGATACCTATGACCCAGAAACACGAACGTACAGCGGCACCTGGACGGGCACATTTAAGTGGGCATGGACGGATAACCCTGCGTGGATATTTTACGATCTGGTGGTCACTGACCGCTTCGGCCTTGGTAATCGGCTAACAGCAGCCAACATCGACAAATGGACGCTTTATCAGGTCGCTCAGTATTGTGATCAACCGGTACCGGACGGTAAGGGTGGTAGCGGAACTGAACCGCGTTACACCTGCAACGTATACATTCAGGATCGGAATGACGCTTACACCGTCTTGCGAGACTTTGCCGCCATTTTTCGAGGCATGACCTACTGGGGAGACGACCAGATTGTTGCCCTTGCAGACATGCCCAGAGATGTCGATTTTACCTACACGCATGCTAACGTCGTCGACGGCAAATTTGTGTATTCCAGCAGCACAACCAAAAGTCGCTACACGAACGCTCTTGTATCCTGGTCTGATCCGGCAAATGGATATGCTGATGCAATGGAGCCCGTCTTCGAGCAGGCGCTGGTGGCGCGCTATGGTTTCAACCAGCTTGAGATCACCGCCATCGGGTGCACCCGGCAGTCTGAGGCTAACAGGAAAGGGCGCTGGGGGATCCTGACCAACAATAAAGATAGGATTGTAACGTTTGACGTAGGTCTGGACGGCAATATCCCTCAGCCAGGCTACATAATTGCTGTTTCCGACCGAAATCTGTCAGGGAGAGATTTCGGCGGTCGATTATCCGCGGTTAATGGTCGTGTTCTCAAACTGGACCGGGTGCCAAGTGCTAAGGCCGGTGACAGGATTATGGTAAACCTGCCGTCGGGTATTACCCAATCCCGGACGATTCAGTCCCTGTCCGGTGAAATGGTCACCGTAACAACTTCCTTTAGTGAACTTCCCCAAGCTGAGGCTGTATGGGTAATTGAATCTGATGAACTCTACGCGCAGCAGTACAGGGTAATTAGTGTCACCGATAACAATGACGGGACATATACCATCACGGGGGCAAATCACGATCCGGATAAATATGCCCGAATCGATATGGGGGCCATCATTGATCAGCGGCCGGTGAGTGTCATTCCTCCAGGTAACCAGTCGCCGCCAGCCAACATCGCGATCAGCTCGTTTTCGGTGGTTCAGCAGAATATCAGCGTCGAAACCATGCGAGTGAGCTGGGACCAGATACAAAATGCCATCGCCTATGAGGCGCAGTGGCGCCGCAACGACGGGAACTGGGTTAACGTGCCGCGCAGCTCAACCACGTCATTTGACGTCCCGGGGATTTATGCCGGGCGTTACCTGGTGCGCGTACGCGCAATCAATGCCGCAGAAATTTCATCCGGATGGGGCTATTCAGAAGAGAAAATACTGACGGGTAAAGTTGGCAATCCACCAAAGCCGGTTGGCTTCATCGCATCTGAAAACGTGGTATTCGGTATAGAGCTGAACTGGGGATTCCCGGCGAATACTGACGACACGCTGAAGACGGAAATTCAGTACAGCCTGACCGGTACCGAAGATGATGCGATGCTGCTGGCCGATGTGCCTTACCCGCAGCGCAAATATCAGCAGATGGGCCTTAAGGCTGGGCAGATTTTCTGGTACCGCGCGCAGCTGGTGGACCGCAGCGGTAACGAATCAGGTTACACAGAATGGGTGCGAGGACAGGCCAGCATCGATGTTTCCGACATCACCGATGTGATCCTGGAGGAAATTAAAGACTCTGATATCTTCAAAGACCTGATCGAGAATGCGGTGGACAGCAATGAAAAAATTGCTGGCATGGCTGATGACATCAAACAGGCCAACGATGAACTTGAGCTGCAGGCGCAGGAAATCGCCAAAAATGCGCAGGACATCGGGCAGGTTCAGACCAGCGTTAATGAGCTTTCAAGCACTGTCGGTGATGTGTCGTCCTCTCTATCAGATCTTGAGCAGACTGTTGCAACGGCTGATACCGCGCTGGGCCAGCGAATCGACAGCATCAGTGTATCTATGGACGGCATGACGGGCGGGGTGAAGAACTCGGCCATCGCTATTATCCAGGGCAACCT